CTCACTGTGAGGTTCAAATGGACTTTACTCTGCGGTATCATTCAGCATTAGATGACGTCACAACCGTCTGACCGAAAGGATTATCATGCCCTTGCTTACGCGCCGCCGCACAGTTCTCGCCAAGATCGAAGTAACTTATGGCGTTGACCCAACTCCAACAGGCACCTCGAACGCCATTCTGGTTCGCAACCTGAACGTCTCTCCGTTGAATGCAGAGATTGTTTCGCGCGACCTAGTCAGAGCATACCTTGGCGCTTCGGAGCAGCTCATCGCATCCAAAAGTGTGGCAATTGACTTCGAGGTTGAGATGGCTGGATCCGGCACGGCTGGAACCGCGCCAGCATATGGGCCATTGCTTCAGGCTTGCGGCATGGCCGAAACTGATGGCGTGAGTACAGTGACGTATACACCTGTGAGCAGCGCATTCAAATCGGTCACAATCTATTTCAACGTGGACGGCGTTCTGCACAAGATCACTGGCGCCCGCGGCAATGTTGAGATCCGCATCAACGCTCGCCAGATCCCTGTGTTTGCATTCAACATGATCGGTCTGTACAACGCGCCAACGGACGCCGCTGTGCCCACGGTTGACTATGCAGCATTCAAGACACCTGAAGCCGCAAACAACACCAACACAACCTCATTCAGCCTGTTCAGCTACTCCGGCGTGCTTGAGTCGATGACGATGAACCTGAACAACGATGTTCAGTTCCGTGCATTGATTGGCCGCGAGTCCGTGGACCTGGTTGACCGTCAAGTTGGCGGAACCTTAGTGTTTGAAGCCCCCGCCATTGCAACCAAGGATTTCTTTGCCGCTGCTCTCGCAAGCACTCTTGGCGCACTCACGATCACTCACGGATCAACTGCCGGTAACCAGGTTGTGGTTTCATCGACCCGTGCAGATATCGTAAACCCCACTTACCAGGACCTCAACGGCGTGCATATGCTCTCCGTTCCCTATGTTCTGGTTCCCTCCTCAGCAGGTAACGACGAGTTCACCATTACTGTTCAATAATGTTCACACTCTCAAAGTCCAACACTTATAGTTGGCCGGTAGTTGTGGAGTTTCCCGTCTCTGGCGGGAAATTTCACAAGGAGACCTTCGATGCGGAGTTCGTCCGGCTATCCCAAACTGAAATTGCCGAAATTGGTCAATCGGCAGACGATAAAACAGCAATTAAGCGTGTCATGGTTGGCTGGAAAGGCGTGACGGATGACGGCGAAGAATTGCCGTTCTCTGAAGACGCCCTAGATCGCATGCTAGATATTCCTTTAGTGGCCATGTCCATTTTGGCCGCTTATCGGGATTCCGTGCTCGGGATCAAGGCAAAAAACTAACAGACGCCGCTGAACGATGGGCCGGTGGTGGCGTCAAGGATGAGGCCCCAGATGACTTGGAGATTTTTAACGCTCCAAGGGAAGTGATTGAACAGCTGCGAAGCCAGAAGATCGACGCTCCATTTGAGGTGCTCGAGGAGAACTGGGAAACCGTCGAACTATTCTTGCGGTGCGGAACTCAGTGGCGCGTGCAAGAAGGCGTCATTCGCGGATTAGACTATTGTGCGGTAGAATCTGTTGCTAGAATGCTGAAAATTGAAGACATCGAGACCGTTTTTCTTGGTGTCCAAATTATGGAGCGGGCGGCGCTGATGATCCTAAACAAGAAGAGGTCTGTGTAAATGGATATGGCCGCAATGTTCAAAGTGGGGGTTGATACACCAGGACTCCCAAACTTAGAACGTTTTAACAAGACATTACAACAGACTGGCCCCACTGGCGAGATGTCTGCCAAGCAGATCCGCCAGGCCATGCGTTCGTTACCGGCTCAGTTCACCGACATCGCGGTATCACTGGCTGGCGGACAATCACCGTTTATGGTCCTGCTCCAGCAGGGCGGTCAGATTCGAGATCAGTTTGGTTCGATTGGCGCTGCGTTCCGAGGTATTACGTCGGTTCTTACGCCAGCCAGGATTGGGTTTCTTGGAGTTGCTACAGCCGTTGCTGGGCTAGTCAAAGCATTCAATGACGGGCAAAAAGAATCGGCCGATTTTGCCAATGCAATTGCATTGACTGGTGGGGCCGCTGGAATTACACAGGGCCAGTTTCGTGCTTTGGCCGAACAACTCACACAAACAACTTCCGCATCGATTGGCGCGTCCAAGGAGTTATTGCAGCTTCTGGTATCAACCGGATCCATTGGCGCTAATGCATTAAAGCCCGCCGCAGAAGCAATTCAAAGAATTGTTGAGCTGTCCGGAAAAGAAGCGGAAGAAGTCTCAAGGCAGATTACAAGCGTTGGTGGAAGAATTGATCAGTACGCTTCCAAGTTAAATCAAACCTACAACTTCCTAAACGTTACCCAATTCAAGCGTATTCAACAGCTTGATATAGAGGGAAAGCGTGAAGAGGCGCTAAAGATTACCCTTGATCTTTTGAACGAATCTCTCGCAAAGCGCGGCAGAGAAATCACTTGGTTGACATCATTTGTTCAGGGCGCCACCAGCATCTGGTCAAGCTTCTGGGATGCCGTCTCCGGTATCGGCCGTCAAAAAACTCTTGAGGACAATATTAAAGAGGCAGAGAGGCTGGTATCAATACGGCGCTCAGCCGCTGAGGCAAACCCGTACAACGAGAAATACGCGGCTGGTCTCAAGGTGGCAGAGGCTCGTCTGGCAGCGCTCAGACAAGAGCAGGAGCGTCAAAACTCTGAGGCATTAAAAGGCGCTGACGTTGCAAGAAAGAATCAAAAAGCCATTGAAAATGAGATAAAGGCAAGAGATGAAGCGCCAAAAGAGCGCAAACGGCAAGAAGATATTGAGCGACGCAGGCAGGAAGACTTTGCGGAGTGGCTTGCTGGAATACAACAAGAGCAACTCGACAATGAATTAGAACTTCTCAAGAAAGCAGAAAAAGAGAAAGAGCGTCAAGACGAAAATGATCGTAAGCGCCAAGAGGACTTTAATAACTGGCTTGGAGGAATACAAGAAGAGCAACTCCAAAAGGAATTAGATTACGCCAAAAAATCCAAGGGGGCTTTTGATGACTACCGCAAGTCTCTGGTACTAACTCAGAACGAAATCGAAGAGCTGGCCATCCGCAGCACCCAGGCCCTCGAGGACGGACTGGTTGACGTGATCATGCGAACCAAAAGCGTTGGCGAAGCATTCCGTGACATGGCCAGGATTATTCTGCAAGAACTTGCCCGCATCGCTATTCGGCAGCTGATTGTGGCGCCATTTGCAAACGCCCTTAATAGCTATCTTGGAAACATCGGTAGTTCACTTGGAGCAACATCAACAGCACCTGCTGGTGGGGTTGAGGGCGGAACTGGATTAACACTTCCTCGTCGAGCATCCGGCGGCGCAGTCACCTCCGGCGCACCGTACATGGTCGGAGAGGCCGGTCCGGAGCTCTTCGTACCACAGCAATCAGGGAACATCATCTCCAACGATAAACTCGGCGGGGGTAGTGTAGTCATCAACCAAACGATCAATGTAACTACTGGCGTTCAGCAGACCGTTCGCACCGAGATTGCAGCACTGCTGCCACAGATCTCTGAGGCGGCCAAGTCAGCGGTTCTGGACGCCAAGAAGCGCGGCGGATCGTTCTCAGCGGCCTTTGCATAATGGCGATTACCTATCCCCTATCCCTGCCATCTGGCGGCCTGGCATCGATTAAATTGGTGGCCAGAAATGCGGTTGCTGTAAGCCAATCTCCGTTTTCGTTCTCAAGCCAGATCTACAAGTTCCCAGGCCAAACCTGGGAGGCTGATGTCGCTCTTCCATCATTGCTTCGCGCAGACGCTGAAGAGTGGATTGCCTTCCTTCTCAAACTCAACGGACCATACGGCACATTCCTGCTTGGAGATCCGCTTGGCGCTACCGCTCGAGGCACAGCCTCTGTTTCGCCTGGTAGCCCGGTTGTGTCCAGCGGAACGGCCGGCAGCCAATCCTTGACCATCTCTGGTGCCACGGCCAACGCATCGACTTATCTTTTACCTGGTGACTACATTCAGCTTGGCAGCGGATCATCCTCCAGGCTTCACAAGGTACTTAACACTGTGGCTACCGATGGATCTGGAGTGGCCACCATGGACATTTATCCAGCGCTACGATCGACGCCAAGTGGCGCCGTAGTGGTCTCCAACGCCAAAGGTCTCTTCCGCCTGAGCACGCCTGACTCCATGTGGGATATCAGCAGGGCCCAGGTTTACGGGATTGCCTTTGGCGCTGTGGAGGCGCTATGACACGATCTACTGCCGCGGTAACTGCGGAAGTCACTGCTCAAACACTTGAGCCAGCTATTGCGGTTGAACTATTCTTCGACTCAGGTGCTTTGCGAATTTGGTCTGGCCACGAGTCCCGTTCATATGGCGGGAATTCTTTTGTTGGCGCCGGAAACCTACTCTCCATCAATCTTGCAAACGAATCCACAGAGATCTCGGCAAAATCGGTTTCAGTTGGCCTGAATGGCATCAACTCTTCTGTTGTCTCTCTGGCGCTATCAGAGGACTATCGGGACCGCACTTTGAAGATCTGGTTGTGGTTTTTGGACTCAGGATCGATTGTTGCCGACCCTTACAATTTATTCACGGGTTACATGAACACTATAAACATCTCTGACGCTGGAGAGACGTGTTCAATCTCGGTCACAGCAGAGTCTCGACTCGTTGATCTCCAAAGACCTCGTTTGCGTAGATATACCAGCGAAGACCAGAAAATAGATTTCCCGAGTGATTTAGGATTAGACTTCGTTACAAGCATTCAGGAGGCGCAAGTCAAGTGGGGAAGTTAGCGTATTGGGAGCGTGTGCTCTGCGAATTTCTGGAGTCCTGTTCGGACAAAGAATTCAAATGGGGCGAGTGGGATTGCGTCCATTTCGCAAGAGAGTCAGAGCGTGCGATCTACGGCGATTCAACGATGGATGGGCTCGACGAGTCGCACCAGTATCACGATCTTCGGTCGATGATCCGCTTGCTGGCGAATCACGATTGTGTTGATGTCTTTGAGTTCATATCTATCCATAAGCAGGAAATTCCCGTTTCATTCATGCAACGAGGGGACTGGGTTGGAGTGCTGGCCACAACCGGTCACACGATTGGCGTGTGGGATGGACGACATGTGTGGGTTCCGTCGGATCGTGGGTTGATTGCAATGCCGTTCTCGTCTGCTGAGATGGCTTGGAAGGTTAGATAATGGCGAAGCAAGTAGGCGCATTTATCCTCACTGCGGCTCTTATTATTGTTGCCGGGCCAACTGGTTTTGCAGTACTTACAGCAGCCCAGGTTACAATGGCCATCGTCGCAGCCGCGATCTCTACTGTTGTCGGCTATGTATTCCGTCCAAAGCTAGGCAACTTTGGCCTTTTCGACCGCTCTCGAATGGTGCGCCAAGCGATCACCAGCCGAAGGATCATTTACGGTTATCAGAAGGTCTCTGGGCCGATTGTCTTTATCACCTCAACGAACAACGATAAATATTTGCACATGGTCATCGCACTTGCTGACCATGAAATCCATGAGATCGAGTCATTCTATCTAAACGATCTGCGAGTCTTCACAGATGCAAACGGCTTTGTTACCGCATCTGAATACAACAGAGGAAATTCGCTGGTTCGCATCAAAGCAAAATTAGGCGCGGACAATCAAACCGCTGAGTCAACGCTGGTTTCCGAAGTCTCAGAATGGACTAACGATCACCGGCTTCAGGGTATTGCGTATCTGTATGTCCGTCTTGAGTTTAACGACAAGGTATTCCAACAGGGCATCCCAAATATCTCAGCAGTTGTGCGTGGCAAGAAGGTCTACGACTACCGAACCAGCACGACCGCATACTCCTATAATCCCGCTCTCTGTCTTGCGGACTATCTAACCTCAACTCGTCATGGCCTTGGATGCGATGTTTCTGAGCTTGATACCGCATCGATCATTGCTGCTGCGAATGTCTGTGATGAAAATGTTTTGCTTGACGCGGCGCCTTCCGCAATATCTCAGGGCACTTATGAGATCAGTGGGTCTTGGTATGAAGATCGATATCAGTGTCATGGCGTAATTGATACCGAAAAAAATCCGGGCGAAAACATCGAGCAATTACTGACATCGATGGGCGGCACTCTGGCTTACGTTGGCGGCAAATGGACGATGAAGGCTGCGGCTTACTCATCACCAGCAATGACACTGACGATTGATGATCTGCGTGGACCAATAGGCATGCAGACAAAAGTTCCCCGCAACGAGGTGTTTAATGCGGTCAAAGGGATGTTCATCAATCCAGATGCATCATGGCAGGCTACTGATTACGCGGCGGTTACCTCAGCCACATTCGAGGCTGAAGACGGCAACCGACAGATCTTCGTTGACCTGAACTTGCCATTCACCATTTCGCACTCAATGGCGCAGCGCCTGGCCAAGATTGGGCTTTACCGATCCCGTCAAGAGATCACTCTTACCCTAGCCTGCAAGCTAAAGGCGTTCGATCTCAAGCCAGGTGATACCGTCAACGTAACCATTGATCGATACGGTTTCTCGTCCAAGGTTTTTGAGGTAGTGGACTGGCAATTGGGCGTCTCAAACGAAGAGATGGGTGTTGATTTACAGCTGCGCGAACTCAACGCCGCCGTGTTTGATTGGAACGCAGATGAGCAGGCGTTTAACGAAGACAACACAACGCTTCCGAATTCATATGACGAGCCTGACGCGCTAACAAATGTCACCTTCTCTGCGGTTGCTCGAATTAACGCAGATGGCACAACCGTCCCACTAACCACGATTTCTTGGACACAATCATCAAATATTTTTGTTCAGTCTGGCGGTCGCATCGAGGTTGAGTACAAGAAAAATTCTGATACAAACTGGATCGCCATGAATTCTGTCTCTGGCGATGCGGTTGAGATCGTCATTGAAGGCTTGGAGCCAGAAGAGTATTACGATTTCAGGGTTCGGGCAGTCAATGTGAATGGCGTTACCTCAGAATGGGTTTCGCTACTTAATCGACAAATTGCAATCGACACAACTGCTCCCGGTGTCGCTACTAGCCTCGCCGCAACCGGAGCATATAAAACTATCCAACTCACTTGGACAAACCCAACCGATGCGGACTGGTTCCAAACTGAGATCTGGCGAAGCACGACAAACAACTCTGCGACTGCCACTAGAATTGGATCGGTGTCAGCATCGACTTATGCTGACTCTGGATTGGCATCCGCAACAACTTACTACTATTGGCTCAAAACAAAGGATTACACAGGCAATACCTCCGCTTTTTCCACTGGCGCAAATGCAACTACCAATGCAGAAGCGATTGATGGAACAAACGGTCTAAACGGTCTGACCTTTATCAACGCATATAAAATTCAAGACCAATCGACTGCTGCGCCATCATTTACTACCCCGACTTCTGGCTCTGCTCTGCCTTCTGGGTGGTCGCCTACTGTCGGCTCACCAACGGTCGGTCAAGTGGTCTGGTATCTACAAGGTCGCTACAACTCTAGCGGATCAACTATCGACGGCGTGGCGGCTAACACGACTGCTTGGACTGGGCCTGTAGCAGCAAGCGTATTCCAAGACATCCGATCGGATAACTGGGATGGATCGTCTCCACCGTCGGCTGGGACGGTCGGGACATGGGGTTCAGAAGGCTATTACATCTCTCGTACAAGTGGGAATATATTCGCAAATGGTTTTTATGCGCGAGGAAAAGCTCAAGTCGAGGGTAATAACGATGACTTGCTAGGAACTGCGTTCAAGGTCAATGTAAACGCTGCAACGGTATTTGGAATTTTGGGCTATGGCGATCAGACTGGCGGCAGGGGCGTTGCTGGACTATCCGGTGGTTCTAGCGGCGTTGGTGTAACTGGTAGCGCAACTGCATCTGGTGCTAGAGCGGGGGTGCTTGCGATTAGAACTGCTGGGACTGGAGCGGCGCTAGAAGTCTCTGGAGGCACAATCGTTACCGACAACTCTACGGTTGTAACCAACCTAAACGCAGACAAGGTGGATGGGTACAATGGCACCGACTTCGTTCGGATTGCATCTGGAACGACTAACGACAAATACTTTTATTATTTAAACAACACAGAAACGCCATCTGACCCAAATAACAGAGCAGCATGGATCAAAGTCTCAACTAACGATGGTGGTGTCGTATTCTTCCCGGGATATATCTAATGAGAGAGCAAATAATTCCAGCACAAACGGTCTTCGAGGACATCAAGTCTTTCGAGCATGAGGTCGGGCGATGGGTTCGAGTATTGGTCGGTCAGATCGTCAATGGCGAGTTTCCCCCTCAACAGTTTGATGCGATTATGATCGAGGACATTCCAGAGCGTAGAAATTCAATCACTGGTGAGCTTATTGCCGCCGCGGTCACCGACTACACCGATCTGCTATCCCCCAACCCAGACTGGGCCCCTAACAAACCTGCCGGGACTTTCCGAAAAGAAGATCTCTGGCGGTTCATTGATCTAGTTCGTTCCCGCAGGTAAAATAGTCTCACCTTTGCAAAGGAGCATTAAATGGCATCTCTAGTTTACAACTCGGCTCTTGATGAGGCCGTAACTGGCGGGATCGACTTCGATACCGACACCTTCAAAATCATGCTGGTGACCTCCAGCTACACGCCGGATAAAGATACGCATACCGTCCGTACCGACGTAACCAACGAGGTCTCTGGGACGGGCTACACCTCTGGCGGCGACACGACTGCGGTGACAGTGACCAAAGACACGGCAAACGACCGGATCGACATCGCTTTCGGCAATGTCTCATGGGCAAACTCCACGATTACTGCTGCTGCTGGCGTGATCTACAAGTCGACCGGAACTGCCTCGACCGATCTCTTGGTTGCCTACCTAGATTTCGGCGGCAATGTCAGCTCGACCTCGGGAACCTTCCAAGTCACCGTTACATCGCCTCTCCGTCTACAAAACTGATGAGGGCCGACTATGGCTCTTATCATTGCAGACAGGGTTAAAGAGACCAGCACGACGACTGGGACGACAGATTTTGCGCTTGGTGGAGCGCAGACTGGGTTCCGGTCGTTCTCTTCTGGCATTGGGGCAAACAACACGACTTATTACTCTGCGGCTCTTGGCTCGGAGTGGGAGGTCGGCATCGGCACACTCTCTGGCGACGGTCTAACGCTTGCGCGCACCACGGTTCTCGCCAGTAGCAACTCAGGCTCTAAAGTCTCATTCTCGGCTGGTTCCAAAGATGTATTTGTGACTTATCCAGCCACCAACGCAGTTCCCAAGGGTAGGGCGCTGGCGTTCTCTCTCATTTTCGGAGGTTAACTATGGCGGCTCCCAATATTGCGAACCTTGGAACCCTTACGGGCAAGACTGCGGTGCAAT